TCGCTGCAATCTCAGCCATAACTGCATCCATACTGTATGGACTTATACGCGGAGTTGGAGCAACCGGTTCTGTGTTTGGCATAACGGGTTGACCAGGTACCGGACGTGGCTGATTTGGTATTCCAGCTTCAGCCATACGTCGATCGATTACCTTATTTGGATCAAGGTACTCTCCTCGTTGTAGTAGTAAATCTAGTAAACCTGCCATAATATATTACCTTTAGTTAAAATTATTTATGTGTATAATTGTGATTATAATAGGAATAGTTTACTTTACGGATATATATTGTTGTTAAATTTATCAGATGTTAAACTATCCTGAACTATAAGACCATTATCTTTTATACGTTTAATACTAACTTCAAACCGTTTCAAGTACATATTATCATCAGAATCGGGAGAAGTCTTTATTGAGCCATGGCCTTTATGTCCAACATAATTGAATAATGCTTCAAAGAATTGTGAGGCTAGTGGTATAGCCTGAGTCGCATTGTTGAGAAATACTGGAGCAGCACGGTAGGTTACTTTCAAGGTGTCACCGATTATATATGGTGTCTCATCCACTACAGGTGTGAGTATCTTCACCTGGTGATATTGAGGGATCTCTATACTACAGTCATTATTTTTATCGTCATTCAGATATAGTTCTGTGTCTTCTTCATACGTTTCAGTAGCATTTAGAAAGACTTTCTCTATCATCAATAATGTGTGATCACTTAGGTCTATCGATACATTAGCATCTATACCATCCAATTTGTACAACAACACACCATCTACAATAGTGACTGTAGCTTCACCTCTCCACAAACTAAATCGTTTGTATATCTCCAGAATAGCTAGGTTTATATAGCCACGAACTGTTTCTGGCTCATTGGCTACAGCAAGTTGTTTCAACTCAGTACTCTTTAATAGTGTAATTGCTTCACTGACTAGCATACTGGGCCCCGTATAATTTTGTCAATATTACCATATCATCCTAGAAAACTGTACTATTATTATATACATCTGCGTCATCATCGCTATAAAAGGCGAAAGTTCCTTGTTCATTCTCAACATATTCCGGTTGAGCCTCTGCACTTGGGGCATATGGGTCCATTTCCAGGAGCATGGACATTGTATCAGCTACGTCATCATGAACAGACTTAAAGCCATCACCGGTAACGAACCGTAGTTCTTCTTCAGCCTCAACTATTAGAGGTCTACTCTTCATCTCATTTGGAAGCCACATTTTCTTGGCTTTAATGGTAGGAACAAATAGTTTAAAGGATTCAATTTTACTACCAGTACGACGAATACCTTCTGTCTTGCCTTTGCCGGCCAGGTTGAAGAATACATTTCTGGTGAGCATCTCACCTTTTAGCCAGGCTATGAATCCAGCCTGCTGACCATTGATCTCAATACCGACACTCAATGGCTTGTACATGGATACGAACCTAAACAGGTCATTAATGTTCTTATCCATTAATTGTCTTTGACATATACCATCAACCAATAACCAATCTTTATTATTGGTGTATGCCCACACAGATATGACACTATAATCATTCTTCGCCCCATCTACGGTGGCAAAGTCAGTTGTGATATAGAAATTATACCTGGTTCTATCAACCATCAGTCGATCACGATCATACCAGACAATCTCATCATCTTGTACTAATCTATCTTCTTCACTTGTAATTCTCAACATAAGCTCCTGGTTAAATGATGATATCTCACCACTCTTTTTAAGGCTACGGAATTCTTTCTTAACGAACTCATAGGGGAAACGATCTGGCCAAGCACCTCTGAAGTTCTCCTTGCTGCATGGAAACTTTTCACATAGTGGATACACCCTAGTATTCCAGGCACCGCTACCAGCAGCCTCATATAATGGATCAGACTTGTTAAACGGTGTACCGGTCCAGATCTGCATTCTCTTCTTAGGATGTAAAGCCTGACGAGCAGCCTTATAGATGATGTGCTTGATATCTTTCTGAATCGTAGGGGACACAGAGTTTTTGTCTGACATTAAATCATCAAAGCCACACCAGGTGGGACGTTGGCCCTACTCTTTGAAACCACGTACACCGGTAGATGCACCAAACCCACGGAAGCATAGACGTTTACCATCTATATTAACAAACTCCCATCTAACATCTGTGAAGTTAGTGCTTCTTATATCACTTGGGTTCTCTGGGTTTACCCATTGTTTAGGCACATACTTCTGCAGAAAATCGGAATTCTCCCACCTGAACTGCAGGTTTTTACGCATTGATTTGACACCGTTATCCATGGTGTCACTGATATATATACCAACATCTATCTGTCCAAACCCATCTATCTCACCATACACAGCTATGTACAGAATAATATATTCATGAATAGCTGTGGTTTTCGCAGTACCACGAGCTGCTACAAATAAATTTTGATCATGCTTAGGAATCTGGTCGAACATGTCATAGTGTATGATTGGGGATTCATTCTCCTCACCACTCTCACCATTGACAAGTTTAATGAAGTTAACCAACTTATACGCGAATACAGATGGTTTGTACTTACTGCCCATCAGATACGAATAGTCTACCCGGTTGAGTCTTGCATCAAGATCCAGGTTACCTTTCTCAATGACTACTTCATCATTTTCCTCATCTTCAAGAAGCCACTCAGTTTCCCAATCCAGTCCTGCGTCATCTACCTCGGCCCTCTTCTCATCAGGATCAAATGTATCTCCATCAGGCATTTTCCAGGCATTAGACATCAGTAAGACTCCACTTCTTGTTACCTACAGGTTTAGGTATTTCTTCTATAATTTCTGCATCTTCTATATTTTCTTCTTCAGTTATTATCTTGGAGGCAGCCACACTCTTAAGAGGTACGCCTTCTATAACCCGGCTATTCTGCTGCTTAGCCAGTTCTTCTGAAGCAGCCCTCAACTGATCGATAACAGAAACAGCTGCATCTTCAACTTTAACCTTGATGGTAGTATCTTCAAGTGGCATTAGTTTCTCTATGAGACACGCACTGGCCTTCTGCTTGACCATTTCACTCCTAGCATCATTCATCAGTTCTACTTGAACCTTTATGGCCGCATGCAGAGTGTGTCGGTGTATGAGTTGTACTGGCACCTCAGCCACCCTACGTATTTCAGCTACCAGCATAGATCCATTGTATCTACTGGCTTCTCCACGCATGATGGTCTTGTCCGGATCACCTGCGTTACCGGTTCGGGCAGCATACCTTTCTGGGAATACTTTTATGTATGCATCGGTGAGGCTATTCTCACACTCAACAAGACTGAAAAACTTAATAGCATTGAGATACTGTTTATGAGATCTACCTGGGTTCTCTTTGAAAACATTAAGGTGATCCAGATAGGTATCCAGGAACTCTTCACCATAATCAGGGTTATCTGCCAGTTTCTGTATTTCACCAACAGTTTCCTCATCAATGGTAAGCCGTTGCTGTGGCCTCATCTGAGACTGTACTAAATCAAGTGTTAATTCTTTGCCCATGGTACCTCTATGGTGACAGAAACTGCCCCAAGTGTTTGTAATCTAAATCTGAAAGGCCTGTAGGCTGATCAAATACTTTATCATCGCAGTGCTTCAGATACTGAATAACACGGAATTCATCGATATCGATAAACATTTCCGTGCCACCACTTACCTTTTCATTTGGAGTAAACCGTTTATGTGCCAGAGTCTTGTGGATATGCTCCTCAACTTCCTTTGGCCGGCCAGTCTCCATATCCAGTTTAAGTTCCGTGTAAGGAACAAATCTGTATTTGGTGAACCAGGACCTGAGTATTTCCATCATCCTGTCTGTCGATCGGTTACTATTACACATACCGATCTTGTATACAATAGTATTGTCGGGCAATATCATCTTAATGACGTAAACCCGACCAACATCTTGTCTCTTAAAGAATGCCACTTAGTCTACTGTACACCAATCAGAAGAATCCATATCAGATTGAGAAGCTGACCAGCCAGGTAACATAGCTCTACGTCCTTCAGCATTAATAGTATACATATCGAAATGTGGAAGAATAATTTGATCAGATACATTACCATGTTCATCTGCTAAATTACTTAATGCTTTAGCATAAGGTGTACCTACAGTAAATGTAACTTGATCAGTGCCAGGAACATAAATACAAAACATACCCTTAC